AAGCCACTGATTACTCCAAAGATTACTGTTATTTGCAGTAAACTCTGGTTGTTTTCAGTGGTTTACGCTTGTATTATATCACAATTATGTTTGTTGGGAAATACTCTGTTACGCCCCAAGCTTTGTGTACTCAAAGACAACGTCAAATGAGCCTTTATACACCATTTTGGCTCTGCCATCATATCGTATCGATGGGTTGATTAAGCCTTCATCTTTCTCAATCCGCATAGTGAGTTCGTCAACTTTATCTCGTGCCTCAGCCATAGATCCAACGCGGAAGCGCTCCTCATAATGTAGTTTTGTTCCAATGATGTTGTGATTTTGATAATTCTTCTCAACTTCAACCATAGTATTGTCATCTAGTTGCTGCTTCTCTTTAACTTTGCCAAATTCTGGTACAAACTTTTTCATGATCCCCTCCTTAATTCCATGTTGCTGTTATGTCTCTATCTGTAAGTGATTGATTGTATACCTCACCACTACCGACATCGTCCTCTGGGCGTTGAGCCAGTTGTACTTGATATGCCAATGAATCACTTGCATCATCGTTGGTGGCTTTTGGAAACATACTGAGTTCGCCTTCTAGGTCTTTACAGAAATTCGTATCACCGTGCTTAATGTGGTAAATGCCGCCACGTTCGTATCGTGGGACTAGAGCTTCGATACGCAATGCTTTGCTGTGCCCGCCGTGCTTCAGTAGCTCGACATCCATGTAGACACCACGACGCACCATCTCCTCTTCCCAGACAGACTTCAGAGCTTGAGTGAACTGGTTATCCTCAATGCCAATCTTGTGTAGGTTGTACCGCTTCCAGTTGGTAAACATGAGGTCTACTAGGTCAGTGGCGGATAGCTTCGTGCGGTAACATATCACATTCCATTTGCCTTCACGATCGATAAAGTTGAGGGTTATACCAATGTAGTCAGTACCTTGGTCAATGTCATCTTTGCCACGCGGATCGATTGTCATGACGTTATAGGTATCACGCTGTAAGACGTTACTGAATTCGCGATATTTATACCATGCTTGCTTGAACTTGCGGTTCTCTTCATCAATTGGGTTTTGCTGGTACAGTGCTGAGAATTCATAGCTACCCATTTCGGCACGCTTTTTTAGTAGCTTTTCAAGCGAGAACTTATCAGGCCATAGTGCCTCACCTGCTTTGCGGTGTTCGTCGTCCTCGGTAGCGATAGCTTTGTATTCAATGATTTTCCATTCATCATACGCTTCACCTCTAGCTTTAGCTTCTCGTGACGCTTTGAGCACACGTCCGGCTAGATCATCGTCGTGCCAACGCGTAAGAATAAAGACGATCATCGAGTTGCCTTCTTCACGCGTTGAGAAGGTTGACTTATACCAGCCGTCACGGGCTTCACGTATTACAGGGCTATCTGCTTCCTCACGGTTCTTGAATGGGTCGTCGATGATACCAATCTTAAAGCCTCGGCCGGTCAATGCACCACCAACACCAACTGCGGTGTAGCCGCCACCTTCCTTGGTGATCCAGCGGCCTTTAGCGCGGGCATCCGCACGCAGTCGTGTTGAGAACATAGCACTGTACGTATCTGACTGCATTATATCCCTAGTTTTTTGTCCAAAGTCGGTGGCTAACTCAGCAGAATATGACGATACAACGATTGGTATGCTTGGGCTTTTGCCCAACACCCATGATGGAAACTTCTGGGTGGCCGTATCACTTTTACCGTGTCGCGGTGGCATAAATATCATCAGGCGAACATCTTCACCTGCCATCAGCCGCTGGTAGCCGCGCTCCAACTCCTTTGCAATCTCAGCATGAAACCATTCCAGCTGATATTTCGGATCAATAGCAATACAGTACTCAGCAAACGAACCATTCTCGGCAATCTCCCTAAGAATCCCGACTGTTTGCTCTGGCGTTAAGCAGCTGCTCGGCTTGGCTTGCACTTAGCGTCACTCCTATATCGTTACCGTTTGTCGTCATATCTAGCTTGTCGCCATAGACTTTTGGATTTAGCTTAGACATCAACCACTTGCGCGTATCAATCCGCAGACGTGACCGCTGAACGTTTTCGCTGTTGAATATATAGTCATCACCCTCAAGCTTTTCCATGTAGTCATTAGTGGCATTGTCAGCAATTTCAATGATGTCTTCTGCATGCATATATGACCGCTCCTCACACGCGCGCACGTATTGCTCACGAAACTTCTTATTTTCTCGCAGCCAGCGGAAAAACGTCTGCATAGAAATCATATCCCTCTTCGCACAAATAGAACGGACCGACTGGCCCTCGGCAATCATTTTACAAATCTTATCAGCTAGTTTATCGGTATACTTTGAAGGACGCCCGTTCTTTTTGGGCGTTTTCTTTGGTGGCGCTTTAGAAGATTTGGGTTTATCTTTAGCGGCTGTTTTCGCCATTAAAAATTCCTCGCAAGGAATATACTGCTAAAGGACCTCTTATTGCCTTATATTATACAGGAAAGCATGAGCATTGTAAATATTATGCTCTCATATCGTTTCTTAATTATCTTTGCCGATTCACTAGTGTTTTATATAATTTTACAATCGCTCGCTTTAGATCGTAGTTACTCATATTTTCAATATTAGACTGACCACCCAGCTCTATGTATATGTTTCTCAAATTTGACAATCCTTTGACGTCAGTGACTGCTTTCATGATCTTGCGCTCATAATCTTCATCATCCAGGAATAAACACGACTTTGGCTCAGACTTACTCATTTTACGATCAGGATGTCTTAAGTCCATAATCTTGGATTTTGTATAAATTGGATCTGGACACTTCAACCCAACCCGCGGCAGGATATCTCTTGCGAATTCGATATGAGGACACTGATCTTCTCCAACGATTACTCTATTGTAGCCTGCAATGTCTAGAGCCATCATCACTGGATATATGTACATTAGCGCGGTCTTTTCTTTAGCCTTATACTGCGGCATGGCATTCAGTAAGTGGCTAGGTGTTACGGCTAGCAGCTTAGCTAGTAAGGCGACATCCAATTTCTGCTCAACAACTTGACTACTCAACTTGAACATTCTGAGTACACTCAATGCTTGCTCCTCATATTCAGGTTCTGACAGTGGCGCGTGGTGTTTAGCTATCAGGATATCTGCTTTGTATTCTATTGCTGGCTTTATCACGCTGACATAATGCCCTAAATGCAGTCTACCTGACGGACGAAAGCCTACTATGGTATTCTTACTCATATCTTTCTCCAAAAATATCTTTTATCTTTATGTGCAACTCTTCGTGGTGTTGTCTCCTTTCATAAAGAGCGTCCATATAATTGCCTTCGAATAACAGCCTCGCTATAAGCAATGCCAATATCACATATTCTTTGGTCTATTATAACTCTGGCTCGCCGATCTAGAGGTATTTTTTTTGATACCTCAGTCAACTCCGTCATGACAGCTCTCATGCTCTCTTCACGAATTATGCACTGAAGCAACCAGGCGTATTGTCCTACCTGTAGCCTATTAATAGAATGAGCGTTCTTTACAATTTCTTCCACTATTTCAGTTATTGTCAATAAAGACCCTGCAAAATCGTCTTTGTCCATTATTCACCCCTCCTTCCACCAACGCCATCTCTTGTCCTTGGGCGGTATATATTGTTGGTTTCCTGTAGTCTCTGGAGCAAGCAACTCATCCAGCTCCTTGTTATACCTTTCGAGACTTTGTCTATAATTATGAATGATTTGGTTTATGATTTCATACCCATTTTCGATTACTTCAGGCTCTCTAATGCCTGCCTTGTGTCTTATAATAATATCGTAATCGTCGTCCCGTTTAAGCCTCTCGAGGTACAATATTCTTTTTTCCGCACGGTCAATTGACCTTACTAAACGCTCAACTTGTTCTCTCTTGCAATTATTCATTTCAATGTCCTTTCTTAATAGTTTATCGGCTTCTGGATCGTACACTAATCTCTTCTGCAAGCCCACTGCAGTAGTGACTATAGCCAAAGTGATAGTTGTATTCTATCCATTTATGACACTTCCTTTAACTTGCTTAGTACTCTATCTATGGTTAACCTAAGATCAATAGAATATTCATAATTGCGTATATTCTCGTGACTGTAAACTTCAGTAGCCCGAAATAAATATTCACTGATCATTGAATGCATGACTTGCTCCAACGAGTGAGTACACATCAAATCGCCATCCTCTAGTGGAGTATTGCTGAACGCATCCCAACAACATCGGTTTCTCAGCCATGTGAGTGCAAATTTTCCATTAGTGTGCTTAAACACCGCTACGCCACCACTGGCTAAACTATTATGTTTATAATCGTAAATAACATACTCATATTTATCCTTGTGGTCACTTAGTACAGATAGGATATTTCTATCTAGCTTTTGAAAATTAGGGTTATTAATTCGTGATTTAGCGTAGAGTTTATAAATTTTCATTAATATGTCCAATGATTTCCATGTTACTTATTTTCCTTCCATTTAAATGTAAGAGGACCAAAGGTAAACTCGCCTTTCTCATTGATGCCAAGTCCTACTTCTTCAATTTTATATAGGATATTGTTTCTATCCGTGTAAGTAAAATTTGGAGCAGCGTCTCCGAATAATCTTTGAGTGGACTGCATCAGATCAATTATGTCTGGTGGTCTATTTTCTGTTATCTTTTTATCAAGCTCAGTAAACATGTCTGACGCAGCTTTAATACCACGTTTGTATTCTTTCTCTAGTAGTTTCTGAATCTGCTTCTTCGCTTCAGTGATTTCACCGCCAACTTTGCGCTTCTCACCACGTTGAGCTATGGCTTCATGTTCTCGGCCGAGTTGATATTGCGCGAATAGAATGTCATCTAGTGTCATTATTTCTCCTCCAACAGCTGTTCATGTTCTTTAACCAGATCCATAATACTTTCGACAAAATCGCTCTTTATGCAACTAACCTCTTTGTAAAAATCGTCTGGATCGACTTGCTTATGCTCGTACATCAGGGTTAAATCGCCAACTCTAAAGGATAGTCTATCCACAATAACCTTAATACGAGTTTTCAATTCTTCGTCTACCATTATCTTTCCTCTCCTCATTCCCCCTGTTCCGCTTCAACGCACATTGCTTCTTATATAAAGCCTTACGAGCAGCGGCGTTATACTTTACACTATCTTTCAGTGCTTTACGAAGGTGCTTATTATCCGTGGTGTCAAGAATAATTGATAACTCTCCCGCGATAGCGTTTAATCGTTCCTCCTCAATTAAAGAACTCAATAGTTCACAATACCAATCTATATACTCTATTTTGGTGCGAATAGAGTGTGGCTTTTCGTGAGAAGCAATAATGTCCCTCGCAAAACTCTTTAATACGGACCTTGCTACTGATTGAGAGAATGTGATTATTGGAATATACATTAGTAGTCTCCTCTAATTCCATGATTTAGGGTATTTTGGTATTCCTGAATTGTCTACACAAAAGTCTGCACTTCTATACCCATTTTTCCAGACATAATCTTTACCAAAGTGCTTTTGACAAATCTCATCCCTAGACGATAAGTTGCTAGGGTCCATCACCTTCATGACGATAAGGAATATAAGACCTATCGCAAATAGCGAGAATACAATTAATGCATCAAAATCTATCTCATCCATTCTCATTGACATCTCCCTCTATCCAACACTGATTTTTTTAATATCCTGGTAGCTTCATCTACGAACTGGCTATAAATGGCTATCTCTCTGGCTTTAATCATTCGCTGCAGCTTAAAATATGGATCGTCAGGATCGAGCTTTGAATTGAGCCAGTCTTCAAACATATCACCATTGAAATAGCCGTCCTCGGCTGCCCACGGGAATACTAGCTTAGGTTTTTGTGTCGGTTCACTTGACTTGGCTTTTTTGCATGTCATGATGAATTGATCTCCTTTATCCATGTCTACAAAATTAGTGGTTTAGTTGACATCACCGCTTCCAATCATCAGATGTCCATCTTCCAAAAATCTATGATATAAGCTCTTACCTGAGCTAGTGACTGTGTATGGCAAAAATACTTGCGTCGTCGTTACCATCTTCGTTTCTATGATAGCCACTTGAGCGTCTACCCAATCTTTAGTAATGCGCCAGGCTGTACGACGTGCCTGTTCTTCAAGGCGACTTTTTGGCGCAGCACGCTGACGCTCTAATACTTGAGCAACTGGCCGCCAGTCGGTAGGTAGGCTAAATGCCAATTGTTGACCATTGAGCTCCAACTGAAAGCTAAGAGCGACAACATTGCCTGTGTCGTCGTACTCGGTCATGATGCGCTTTGCGCCAACATAGGCGAGCTTACCTTGAATCTCGCTCAGCGTCTTTTCAACTGATATGCTTGTTGTGTAATTCTTCAATGCCATTATGAAACTCCTTATTTACACGATTTTGTGCAGTTTAGTTGATATTAGTCGTTTACCGATCATTCATCCTGTCTTGTATTACCTTGTTCTATTGCTTTATACATAGGCACTTCTGCCATATTGTAGCTAGCTAGCTGGGCTCGGGTTAGTTCTGCACGTTTTTCCTCTGTTAGTTCTTCGTTGTTGTCGCCCTCTGTCTCGTACTGTGCGAACAGTCTATGCTTTATTACAAATGCGATATTAGTTTCACGCTGTATTCGCTTTAACTCTGCACGATAGGCTCTCAGGAATAGATCTACGGCGTATTGTGCTTCTGCTGCCTGGGTTGGGGTACATACGGCTATAAAGCCTTTTAGGGCGCGGTTGTGTCTACTCCTCGACGTCCATAGCTCGGGGTGCTCTTTACTGGTTGCAAATCTATACATAACCTGTGCCGCTATTGTTTGCTCGCTTTTGGTTAGTTTGCCTGTTACAATTAGGTGTTCGCTGCATTTTTCTGAGGTGCTGTTGATCAGATCCTCGTATGATAGCCCCTGTTTGGCGCAAATCCTTTGTAGGATACGCTGGGCGGCTTCTTTCTCGCCACCTATACCAGTTCGAGCGAGCTCAACTATTTTTAGCATTCGCTCGTCTACTGTGTTGTTGTTTGTCATAGTTCATACCATCCATTCATCATTTACATCAACCACATAACTGGTTGGCTACATAAGCAGCTAGGAAAAACTCACACGGGACTTAATTTACATCTGCCCGTTACCAGCTAATACAGGTTAGGAACTGCACTTACTGCGATGAGCAACTAGCGACTGCTAGTTCACTGCTTATATAGCCAGTTGACAACACCAGGTGTATAGCATTAACATGTTTTGTTAATTTAGTTGATGTTGCTAGTTGATAGCACCAGATTGAGCCGATTTCCACCTGCACTCAATTCTATAGACAAATGAAAAGCCTAGACACTGATGCTACCAGTTGAACAGACGATACACGTTATTCGTACGGACCCAGAAATCCCAAGACGTTCCACGGTTTTCCCCTGGTCGCACGCAAAATAAATTAACGAGCCCAGGGTGGGGGTTGTGCATATCATCTGTCCAGTTATGCGGTTGAATTGTTAATGTTCTAAACCAATTTCGTCACTTGTCGAAAATGGTTTTCTACAGGGTACGATTTGTACCCGATTGGTTTAATTTCACCCAGTTTATTGACGTATGGTAGGTCGTTGGTTAATGGTGTTTATGCATTACTCTTATCTTCGTCAACTTCTACGTCGAAAAAATGTAAAGTCGTACAGTTTGGACATTGTAGATTAACGTCATACTGGTCTTCATCTGAGTTGTAGCTTAGTTCGAGCGTTTGGTCTTCAATAAGACAGCCACAGTTGCCACAAATCGTATGTAGTTTTGCCATTACCATTATTCAACTCCAAAATGAATTCGCCAATCTCGTTCATTTTCTTTAATAGATTTTAGAGCGTCTTCTTCAGTTTCGTAGCGTACAATTTCTCCATATTCAAGGCGATAGACTTCCTGTACCTCGAGCCTATTCTCTCTAGGGTTATAATAAACAACCCATCCACCATTGTCATTCTCAAAGTCTGGCTTAAACGTTGAAGTTCGCTGCAGTCTGACTTCAGCTAGTCGACGATTGCGAGCTTTTTCGCATTCTTCTTTGGTGCGTTTTATCAAGCCAAGCGAGTAACGCCAAACATGGATAGGTTCATCGTCCCAGCGGTCGCGATAAACACCACCACAATCATCTGTGTACCAATATTCATCACCATTATTTGGCTTCCAATGAATACCGCCTGTTAACTCTGGGATTTCCTCAAACCACTCTGTGAGAATATTTGGAAACTTTTTCAGGGTAGTTTCGTGGTAAATCATTATTATTAAGCCCGTTTCTGTGGTCTTTTGGTTTTCTGGAGTACCAGCAATAAGATTTCCCGTTTTAGAGATATATGCTAACTGTCCAGCTCTGAATGTTGGTAAATCTTTAAGTAGTTTATAACGCTTCACGCTTCCTCCTTCTACTAACACGTCCTCCCTTTGCTCCTACTATCTTCGCTAGTGCTGGATTAGCAGCAAATCCTTTATATGTGCCGTGTGTCGCAAAAGATGCAGAGCCACCTCTCCTGCCAATTTCTCTATAAAAATTTGGGTTTTTTTTCTAGGTTCTTGGCGGCGGCTTTTAACCCACCAATTCTATTTCCTGCCATTCTTTCTCCTTAGAATAATTTGGGCGTTTCGCCATTTATTCGGCTATCTAATATCTGATTGATTCGATGAATAATAAACTCTCGTTCGTTTAATTCTTCTAATGCGCCCTCCCTCATCTCTAGTAAGTCAATAGTACTCATCTCGTCTAATGACTGATAGTCATCTTCATAGTAAGGCTTTACTTCTTTTTCCATTGATTCTTCTCCTTTGCTTCTTTCATCCATTCCTCGTCTTGTTTAGCTATTTCATATTCTGAGATAGCTACGAGAATTAGAATTAGTGCTATGAATAGTATCCAAATTAGCGTGTACATTCTTTTTTCTCAGTATCTATAATAATTTTCTCTAGTTCATCGTCTGTTATAGCGCCCTTAAAGATATTTCTTACGAATTCCTTTGTTTTTTCATTGATAATGTTTTTTGATAAATTATCTAAAGTTTCTAGTGTAATAAGAACAACCTCTAAATCGTCAGAGTTTAGACTGACGGAAGTGTCGGCTTTGTAATGACCGTTTTTTTCACTAAATACCTTGACATTTACTTCTGCTACTGGTTTTTTCATATATCACTTCTCCTTGTAATGGATGTATTAAATTGTTTTTTGGGAAGAAAAGTCTGGCTGTTACTAGATTTTAGATTAAGTAGGAGACTCCGTATTAAAGGCATGGAACTAGTCATTTAACCGCACACTTTACAAATTTCTACGCCAATGGTACAAGCGTAGATCTGGGCACCAGACTATTTAATAATTATCAGATAACGCGCTAATCCAATCTTTGACCACCTCCATGTCAGACTCTAAGTCATTTATCCACTGATCGGCAGAAGGTATATCTTCTCTGTTGATTATGAGTGAGTCTACAGTATTACTCATGGCTTTGTGTAATCTCCATAGCGCAAGTGCCGCCTTCTTTCTTTGAGTTATCATACAGACACTCCTTTTCGCTTATAGCGCTTATTGTTCTGATACACCACTTCATACGTATATTCAGGGTGAGCAGGTAACCATACCTTTTCCAGAATCTTACGTCGCCATTTATAGTCATCAGTTTCTACACCTTTTGCTTCGCGTAAAGTGAATGATCCGTCTAGATTATGTATTCTAAAGTCTACTTTGTGACGATATGGGAATGCTGGATTGCCGTTTTCGTCATAGACCCAACCTTCTATTCTGTATTGAGTGTCATAGTCTTTTATCTGGCCGAGGTTCTTTTCAACTTCTAGCTCGGCAGCTACTTGTGCTTCAAACTTTGAATCGTATATCTTACCATTCATCTCAGTGCGCTTAGCACCATATTTGTTAGTCTTACCAAGTCTGCCTATCTCAGTACCACAATTACGACAAGTGAGTCTTCCTCTGGATATCATGAGATGCTTAGATTTACACTCTGGACAAGTAGCCACAGCCTTAATACTATCTAGATCAAACTTCTTATGCGTTGCTCTTATGTACATTCTTACCCCTCTGCTTACGACGCATACGATTACGCCAATTCCGAAGACGTCTTATTAGATAGTCTTCACTTTCTAGTCTTTCGTACTCTAGCTTCACACTAGATAATAAACTTTGTTTATCTGCCATCATAGATTCTCCTTATACGCCCCTGTGCGATATGTAGTCCATGCTCTATACCCTTGAGATTGCCATACGCGATACGCAACTCTTACAACCGTTACAGTATCGTTCCTATCATCGTTTGGTTGAAAATGTAGACAGCCAACTTGTAGCACACCATAACTACCAACACATACCCCGTGATTTTCAGAGTTGGTAAGATTATGATTGAGTGGATTACAGCTTCTGTTCTCGGCCTTAGAGATAGCTAACATCAGACTAACATCCCATCCTGAATATTTTGACAGTTCCCGTCGAACCAATTCGCAGCCCGATATCGCAACTGATTTTGATTGCGATACGGTTGGTTCGACTTTTGGATCTATCTTTGCAGCGCTTTTATTTGTCTCGGAAATAGCTGCAGACTTCCGAGTTATTTTTTTAACTGTAAAGTCGCTTGACGAACTCTATTGTCCACTTCCTCCGTCTTATTAATCTGATATTGAATGCCTGCGTAGAATGATATACCTGCAGTGATCAAGATAATCAATAAGATTGATTTGGCTTTTTCAAATACTTGCTTCCAATTTATATTTTTCTTTTTCATTGTTTTTCTCCTTTTGCTTTTTATTGCGTTAAGTATCACACCGGTGGGCGTGCAGTGCCTGTATATTCCACAAAATAACCAATATCTAAAGAGGCCCAGACAATACATGCCCACCAGAGTGATACTTAACAATATTATGCTTTACTGATAAGTCCAATTTGTTAAAGATCGCTTTCTGACATATTTGCTTTGATCAATTCAGCCAATCTCCGTCGCTCCTATAATTCTCGCTACTAAGCCGGATTGAGTCACCTCTTTCAAGAGCAGTCAGTGTAGTTATTCTGTCTACAAGAGGTTATCAACGCCATATTGCTAACCTCTTCAAACAGAAAAACCCGCTGGCTCTCTACTTCCAGCGGGTTTTTCCATACAACAAAAAACGTCCTGACAAACATCAGAACGAGATTATTGAGTCATATTGTTTTTACAATCGTAGGAACTTGGTGAGGTGCGCCTCCCCATAACTACGACTGTCCACCACAACAGTTTTGTCTTGAATTGGCACCTCACCTATTCCTGGATGTGATAATATCATAGTTCCACCAGGTTTGAGTAGCCCCATTAGTCGCGAAACTGTGGAAAACTGAGGATTGTGATAAGGTGGATCGGCAAAAATAATATCAAACTCCCCTGTTGCACCTGCAGTTTCCAGCCAATTTGATATCGTTGTTTTTATTACAATAGATTTTTCATCGACACCCAAACTGGTTATGTTTTCAGCAATGACGCGCTGCGCGACCCGGTCTCGTTCCACAAAAACCACTGACTCGGCACCACGACTGAGCGCCTCCAAGCCAATTGCGCCAGAACCAGCAAAGGCGTCCAACACTCGCGCACCGCGGACTGTTTCACCCAATGAGTTAAACATTGCCGAACGCACCCGCTCGCCCATGGGATGCGTCGTCGAGCCTGGCGGGGTTTGAATGAATCGTCCGCCGAATTCGCCAGCAATGATGCGCACTCTCACCGTTTGGCCTCAAGCTTCCACACCGACGCTAGCCAGCCCAGCATGACGGCTTTGATGATGATCGGCATCAGTTCATGGTTGGTTTGCCATGCCAAATCGGTCGTCCAGCCGTTTTTACCAAAATTGTCATACATATTTAGGTCGGCCACAGCATGCACTTGCTCTAGATAATATTCTCGATAGCCTTGCTGCTTGACCTGCAAAATCTCAGCTTCACTAGGCACGGCGTCCTTGAAGCGCGGATAGGCCACTACGCTCGCCACGCCCGCTTCAAACGCTACGTGCATAGTCATCATGCCTTTAGCACCCCAAAACTTCCAATTGTTTTTGATGAGCTCAATCCCCGTGTCGCCCTTCATGACGTTTTTCTTGAGGATGGATGTTCGCGTCTCCAGGCCTTCGCCACCGCGCAACTCTTGCATGGCGTGCTCCAGCGGAAAATGATGCGCTGGCGTCAAACCATCCGTGATGGCATGTGCCATCCACGCCGCTTCAAAGGCAGCTCGTTCAGAATTATAGTTCTGCAACGCCTTCGCTAGGTTATCAATATGCTGGTCAATCATCTCCAAAAGTGCCGTGTCATTCGGATCGTCTGGATTAATGAAGTGCCACGGCTCGTCAACGGCTGGACTTTTGCGCTTGACGCCGTCAGGGCCGTTTTTGCCTTCAAAATGCAGAATGTCTTTGATATCAGGAAACTCACACCAATCAGGCAGCATTGGCGTCAGATGTCGCCTGGCCACTCGATCTATCTTTTGATGAACA